GAAAAAACAACCGTATCCCAGTAGGAGCAAACATAGAAGTTTGCGCCCAAGAAAAAGCCATCAATTAGAGGTCCACGAACTGGAACTTCCTGCTCGTTAGCCACGTTAGAGAGCGTGGGTTCCCAAGTTCCAGGAACGCCTGTATTGGCAAAAGCCTGCGACCAGCGAACCGTGGTTGGGTAGTTGTACTCTGTGCCCCCAATGACTTTTGTCAGGTTGCCAGCAATCAAAATGTTGCCGACGTTGGGAGAACAGTAATTGCGGACAAAACCCGCCCTGGTGCTGGTGACTCCAACATCGTAGTTCCATTGGGCATCAGGGGTAATGGTAATTTCGTTGCTGGTAGGCAAGAAATACATCGGGTTATTAACGGTGTCGTTAATAAAAAATACGCTTCCAACCCATGAAAATGTGATGTTAATGTCTTCTGTGTAGCCTGAAAGATACGCCGAAGGATTAGAACCAACGCCAGGGGTGATATTAGACACACCCGCTGTGGTGACCATGTACCATTTGCCTTGGTTGGAAGAATTTCGGGTTGCAACAATGTAAACCCAGTTGGTTTCCGAGCGAAAACCGCCTTCCATGAAAATAGCTTGGCCAGGAACTGCCGTCAGGATTTCCTGCTCGCCATAGATTTTCTTGACGCCACGAACGTCAGATTCGACGTTATAACCAGAGTTATATTCGTTCGGAGCCAAAGCATTGCTGGGCACATCCGGGGTAAAGGACATGCCCACAAATGGGGTGCGAATTCTCTGGTAATCGGCCATATTAGGTCACCGTGGTTTTCTCCGTCATTTCCTTGAGATTATTCAGTAGACGGGTATCAGTTGGAGCAAATTTTAATGCTTCCTGACAAAGCTGGATAGCCTCATCTTTCAGCCCAAGATTCCACGCCGCAATACTTGCCAAGTCCCATGGCTTTTCCGTCCACACAGACGGGTCCATGGTGTAAACCAATGCTTTGTCAGTAATCTGTAAGGCAGATTTAGCCGCAGCATAGCTTTCTGCCCACATATGATGCCGATAGCAGGCCAAGGACAAATCAACCCAAGGCTCACGAGTTCCAGGGGCTTCTGCCACTGCCAAACGATACCATTTCAAGGCATCCCAGGGCTTTCCAAGCTCATCATGGGCTTTGCCAAGCAACCTCATGGCATAGCAGCGTTCGTTAGCCCAGTTGGCTTCTGGCATGTCCAAATAGCGATTTAGAGCTGTTATAGCCTCTTCCCAGCGGTTATAGAACGTCAATTCCCTGGCATGGTAAAAGGCATTTCTAGGGCAATGCGGGTCTTCTTTGACCGCCAATTCCAGCAGCGGCATGTACTGCCCCCTGCTTTTGGTTGGATCAGGATGATGGCTGACTAGCAGCATATCCGTGTGAGCGTACACCTCGGTAATCCTGCCATCAGGACGAGGGTATTCATGGACCGGGTGGTGCCAATGGTAGCCGTGCCGGTGATGAATCTTTTCGTAAAAGAAACTGATGCCACAACCCCAGTCAAATTTGTATCTCAAACGAGTTACACCATCAGTCCAGACTCGCTCAATTTCCTCGCGCCAACCAGGCTCCAAGACTTCATCCAAATCCAGGGAAATGCAAACATCAAAGTCACCTGGAATCAATGCAAGAGCCGTATCCCTAGCTTTATCAAATCGCCAAGGTTTTACACAAATATCGTAGACAGTAGCGCCACATTCTTTGGCAAGCTGGGCAGTATTGTCTGTTGATCCGGTGTCAGCAATGAGGATCAGGTCGGCATCTTTGGCTGATTGACAAAAACGCTCGACAAACTGTTCCTCATTTTTGCTGATGGCATATACGGCTATTTTCAATTTCTTGTACACATAGACCCCAATTTCATTATCAATGCAATGCTTATATGGTTTTCCAAATAGCTCTACAACTTGTTCATGCGAATAGTTATCCACAACGTGTTTTTCATATGGATTGCCTTCATATTCATTTTGAGGATAGTACCCCAAAGGAATGCTGACAACCACTGTTGTGCAAACACTACGCAACTTGCGTACAAGTTCTTTAGCATCTTCACTGGTCATGTGTTCTAGCACATCACCAACAAATGCTATATCAAAATTAGAATAATCTACAGTTCTTGCATCTTGGCAAATAACTTCATCATACAAATCACGCAAGTTATATTGTTCTATGTATTTTTCCCAAATCTCAACAGCCGTCCAATGATTGCCAAGATTGGGAAATAACTTGCGATATGTGCCGCTACCAGCGCCAATATCAATTATTTGAATTCCTTGAAGATCAAGAGATTTAATATATTGTTTACCAGACTTAGAATTAAATGGCATTTTTTATCCTATGTTATGCAATAAATATATTATGGTTGAACAGGCCACTCAATGTCCCAAGGGAAACCAGCTTGTTTGGTCACATCTCGCAAAGCTTGGCGATAGGTCGCCCATGCAGCTTTGTCCACAGGAGCATCAGCAAGTTGTGTCCAATCGCATTCAGCCAGCTTGGCTGTGCGTTGTTCACGGACGGATTTAGCTTGGTCAGCGTCTATTTGTGCTTTATAGGCAGCTTCCTGCTCGGCAGCGGTTGTCTCGCCATCCACAAAGATCGGGCCAGCAACATATTTTGTGTACCACTTACCATCAATCTGCTCTACGCCTTGACGCATGGAAAATTGATAGCGGTCACAAGTGGCTTGCGGGCCTTCCAAAACTACCTCAGCACCCAAAGAGGCCAAGACCTCGGGAGTGGTGACGTCCCATGTAGGGCCGCCGTTTGCTTGCGTGTATGCGCGGAACTCTTGTTCCAGCATCACTTGTCCGTTAGATGTGCGGATTTCCATGTTTTACCTCAAGCAATAAAAAGTTTGTTGCCGTAACTAAAACCAAATTTGTTGTGCCTTGCTCGCCATTCAACAGTTGGTTTTTTCATTCCCAAGGCCTTTGCCGCAGCTTTTGCTGTAGGAAAAAATCCTTGTGGCGTTGTAACGCCCATTGCTTTGTAGTGATTTGCACCACCAATTGCTGCGCTCATTTTAGCTTTCACATCTGGCCTATGCATGGGGTTTTTGTCACCAACAGACCACGGATGAGGCTTTCCTGTGTTGGCCTTTGAAATCTTGTCTCGCACTTCTTGCGTCATTTCTTTTCCAAGATTTCCAGCCCTGACATTTTCACGACCAGTCCCAATAAAAACATTTCCAACTTCATACGGGCCATCATCTCCATTCCGGCACATACAAAATTTTTCAGCACCACGCCCACGTTGATCCAGTTTTCCAGATTCTGTCCAGATGGCCAACCATTGCTCAAACGAAAGCAAAAAAGGTATTCCACGGGCCACAGCATTGCGTTCTTGCATTTTGTATCTGCCCATCAATGTTGATCGACGTTTTGTTGCAGCCGCATTCCGTGTCGGTTTTTGGCATTCACGACAAATTCGTCTGTATCGTCCATTGTCCTTCCTAAATTCAAAAGCTGTAAGCGGCTTTTCTACTTGGCACATTTTGCAGGTTTGCATGGCAACTCCTTATTAAGTTATTGCCAAGTATACCATACTTTACGCCACCGAAAAATAAATGTACGAGGCGCCGTTTGTATTGATCGCCGCCAAGATTGAAGCGTTGACAGCAAAGCCAGTGGTCACCGTTGTAACAGAGCCAAGGGTTGCAGATTCAGCCGCAGTGCTATTCAGCAGAAGATACGGGTCTGTTAACGTTGTCATGCCTCGAGCTGTGTCGTAGACGTACCAGTCGCCTGTGCTGTCAGTACGCTTGATAAGCACGAGCCGAGCGCCACCAGTAAAACCACAGTTAATTGTCTGTGTGCTGCCGTTGCCTGTGTACGTCCCCACCTTGCTCACGCCAGGGCAGGAGGCAAAGAGGTAGGCAACGTAGGTTTGTCCTGACTGGTTTGGTGAACCACCAACAGATGCTGGGTCGGCAGGAGTAAACGTGCTAGACGTTGCAGACGTAATAAAGTTAAAGCCAGAGTTAGCGGCAGCAGCAGAGTTGAGAATCAACCCGTTACCAAATGCGTTGTAAGCAACCCAGTTGGCGACGTTGCTTCGGCTTTTGGCAAAAATAATTTGAGGCGTAACGGTTAGGTTATGCGTGATGTTTCTATTTGCAGTTCCATCACCCGTGTAGCACACCTCGTCAAAGAAGCCGGGGGCGCGTTGGAATGAATAAACAATGGGATTTGTGTCAGACCAATTTAATGCCCCCACGTTACTATCGAATTGTACGGAAGTGTCTGCTACCTCTGCATTAGTCAAATTCAACCGAAGAAGACCTCCGTTTGTATTCCCAACATTTGAGCCGCCAGTAAGTCGAGAGCCGTTATTCCAATTGTTTGTTGTTGTTCTGTTTCCTCTAAACATCGACATGTCTACAGGAAAAGTTGTTCCAACATAAGGGAATGATGAATTTAGCGAGGTATCTACATCAAACACACTCGTCCCACTCGTCGGCGTCTTCATCGGGCCGCGACGGATGGCGATGTAGATGTAGGTGGCTCCAGATGTTTCGCCAGAAGCGTTAAACCCCGTGTTAGTCAGGACAGTTGAGTTAAACCCGGCTCCTTCAGACCCAGATGTATTCGCCAACAATCTGTTTGCATCATTGACATTGAATCCACGCATGGTGTCAAGCATGATCCAGTTGCCAACGTTGTCTGTGCGTTTGTACATCAACCATTGCGGCTCGTAGCCAAGATTGACAGAACTTCCTCCCGTAAAACTCCCACACGAAATCACATTGTCTGTGCCAGTCAGGCCAAAGCCACCTGCGTTGTGGGCGAATAGGTAGGCGACGTAGGTGTATCCG